TCCTACATAACCTAAAGTTACAGTAGTTGCACCAGCACCTTTCTTTGCACCGTTCTCTAATCTATAACCAAGAAGACCAACAAATCTGTTAGGAATCCAGTTATCAGAGAAAGCTAAAGGAAGGTCGTTGTTTCCGTTGATTGCTCTTGCTGACTGCCAAGAACCAGAAGCAATTGAACCAGCACTCATGAAGTCTTTAGAAAGTGATGTAGTCCAAGCTGCAGAACCCCAAAGACCTTTTTGGATTGGATATTTTAACTCGATAGTTGCTGATGTATTGTAAGCGCCATTTCTGTTTGTTAAAACCGCACCCATAGATACGTTGTCATTTACTCTTACGCCAGCATCGTTTCTTGCGAAAACAGGTCTTTTGTCAGGACCTGCGAATACTCCTACAGGAACATCCAAGTTAGCGTTGTAGTAATGAACAGCGTTCAAAAATCTATTGTACATAAGTTCCACAGTACCTACAAATCCGAATGGTAACTTCTTGTCTGCAGCAAGGTTAGTTTTCCATACTTGTGGGAATTTGTAGTTGGGGTCAGTGAAAGCTAAATCAAAAGTAGAAGGAAGTGTTGGTGTAGAAGGAATGAAGTATTGGTTAGGGTTAGCTGTGAAACCGTAGTTAGCAGCTGCCGCACCTGATACATCGATAAATCCTGTAAGAACACCATTGTTTCCTACTTGGTTTGAAACGAATACATAAGGAGGTCTACCTGTGAATACACCGGAACCACCTCTTACTTGTAAATCATTTTTACCTTTGTGATTATAGTTGAAACCAATTCTTGGTTCGAAGAGAACTTGTGTTTTTGGTAAAACACCTGTGTTGAATTTCTCACCACCAGCGAAAGTCATTGCAGTTACTGCAGGATTTTCTAATGCCGTGTTTTCGAAACCAATTACAGCCGCTCTCAAACCACCTGTGATTTTCAAATTAGCGTTGTACTGATACTCATCCTGAACATAGAGGTCAAGACGAGATGTTTTCAAAACTTGCATTGGTTCGATTCCACCAGGTAACGCTGAGTAACGAAGTTGGAATCTTGCAGGAGCAAGAGTTGAAGGTCTTCCACCGTTTGCTAATGATTGATTAGCTGCGGTGTAGAAATCAGTCAAAGAATTGAAGATATATACACCGTTTGAAGCGGGGAAGAATAAGTTGTTAGAACGATATTTCTCGAAGTTAACACCAGCCACAATTGTGTGCTTGTCCATAAATTTGGTCAAGTTGTTAGTGATGTGGAAAGTGTTATAGTCCAACTTGTTACCAGGAGTGAATGGGTCAAATCCTACAGAAGCGTAGGTTGCGGTACCATTCATGATATCAATAGTTGGAAACATCTGTGAAAGATATCCTCTATTTTCAATCTGCTTGTCATAACCAACAATTAGGTTGTTGTGTAAGGTATTAGAAAATTTGCTGTTGAGTTCTAATACTGAAGAACGTGTGTTATCTTGAATGATGTATCCACTGTTCTTAAAACTCATTGCGTTGAACTGAGTAGTTCTGTTTCCTGCACCTGCAGATTGAGAGTTTGAAATGTTTATCTCAGCTTCTGAATTGTGCCAAACATAACGAGCAGTCAATTTGTGCTTGTCGTTGATGTTCCAGTCCATTCTCACCAAGAATTTCTCAGAAGTGTTTGAGTTGTTGTACCCTTCCCAAGGACCCGTCTCATAATTGAAATTTGTTCTCATGAAATCAGAAAGAGTTTTCATATCTGAATACAGAACTCTTGAGATTTGAGAACCAGCTAAAGGTGAACCTTGTGAAATCCAAGTCGTACCAGGTTCAGTTTTTGTAAGGTTTTCGTAGTTACCAAAAATGAATAATTTGTTTTTGATAATTGGAGCACCTAATCTGAAACCTCTTGTAGTTTCTTCGAATTTCGAAGCGGTTACAGTAGTTCCTTTAGCGTTGTTACCAACATAACGTTGGTTGTCTCTGTTAAACTGATAATAAGAACCCTCTACTTTGTTGGAACCACTTCTTGTAACAGCGTTGATTCCAGCACCAACGAAACCACTTTGACGAATGTCAAATGGAGCTACGTTGATTTGTAGTTGGTCAATCGCATCCAAAGAGATTGCAGTTGAACCAGTTCTACCACCAGCCTGAGCTGAAGAACCAAGACCGAAACCGTTGTTAAACTGAGAACCGTCAATTGTGAAGTTGTTCAATCTGCTATCAGCAGCTCCGAAAGAACGACCGTCACCCATTGGGTTGTACTTGGTGATTCCGTCAATAGTTCTTGCACCAGTAATGGGAACAGAAGTTAGTTCTCTCCTTCCAAATTGCTGAGACGCACCGGTTCTACCTGAGCTGAAAATGTTGTTTTTGTTTGAATTTACAACTACTTCAGTAAGGGTTTTAACTTCATTGACCAACACAATTTCCAAGGTAGTTGAAATACCAAGATTTGTATTGATGTCTGTAAGCTCCTTCATTTTGTAACCCACATTAGAAACGTGAATTACATAAGGACCACCAGGACGCACAGCAGGAATGTTGAAAATACCAACTTTGTTTGTGATTGCACGATATTCAGAACCCGTAGGTTGGTGAACAGCATGAACCGACGCTCCCGCTAAAGCATCTCCTTTTTCATTTTTCACTACACCAGACAGGGCAGAAGTTGTAATTTGCCCGAAAGATGCGAGAGTCACGAACAAGGATAAAAGTGACATCATGATTTGCTTTTTCATGTTTGTTTTGTTTATTGGTTTATAAATAAAAAATCCCGAAGACATGCGCCAACGGGATTATTGTATTTTCAAAATTGTTAAAATAGTTCAGTCGATAAAAACTCATAAAATTTCTCCACCCTTTCATAACTACCCTGTCGAAAACAAAAATCCCAATCGACAACACAAAGTTAATAATTTTTTAATTGAGAATCAATAGGCGAAAAAAAACCCCCGATTTCTCGGGGGGTCTCTTGGTTACTTTTTAAGCTTACCAATAAGTTTTGTGATATGTGGTCCCACCACAACTCCGACAACGACACCTACTAAAAAGTGCCAATGCCATAAAAATTCAAAATTTTCCATACTCATTTTGGTTTAATTTTTAGACTTTTAAAGGTGATATTTTAATCCAAATCCTGTAAGACTTGAATGTTTACCATCTTTAACAGTTCTTAGAATTGATTGTTCTAAGCACCATCTTTTGTTTATCCTATAACCAATGGAAGGAGCATAAGTAAATTGTCCTTTTTGTCCATTGAAGAAGGTAACACCGCCATCAAGACCGATATGGAGTCCTTTTTTGAGGTGCTTACGGTATCCAACTAAAGCCGGCATTCTAACGAAACCTGCTTTATTCTGCATGAAACCAAAAGAGACGTTCCAATTTTTTTTGGAAAAATCTACTCTTTGACCCCAAGCTTTGGAATCCCAATCAACATTTTTTGCAATCGGTGCCATAGCTGTTGCTCCAACGGAAATGTCCCATCCCCCTTTTTTCTGAGCAAATGTTGCTAATGAGAATACCATAGCAAAAAATAACAAAATGTGTTTTTTCATTTGTTTTTTGTTTATTGATTTATAAATAAAAATCCCATTCACAGACTCTTTCGAGTTGCGGATGGGACTGATATTTCTGTATTATAAATATTTCAATTTTCCGAAATATTCATTTTTTCAGTTTGTTCTCTGAGATAGTTACATTCAAATTCGGAGCAAGTTTGGGGTCTGATTTCATAAACCATACATGATTTGACCTGTGGATTGTAGAAAATACAAGGTAGTTTGGGATTAAAAAAATCTAATCTAAGAGCGGGAAAATTTTTGGGGTCTTGCCATGTTGATTTGTTAGGAAAAAGAGATTTACCTTCTTCATAGGTGATAAAAACTTCTTTGAACATGATTTCTCTGCCTAATTTGTTCGATAACCTATCAACGAAATCATATGCATCAAGGTGAGGACCTATGATGAAATCCCTTTCAGCTACTGTACAACATCCTCCGTGATTACCAGGAAAACCCATACATCTGTTACTACATATATTACAATCTGTACCCATAAACTATTTTAATTTTGTTATTCCATATACCCAATTTAGGGGTAGAGGTTCTGTTTTTTTGATTTTTTTATTTTCATAACCATTTGTAATCCATTTTGTACCAAATTGTGAATTTTTATTCCCTTTTTGGCTTATTGAATTTTTTTCACCTATTTTTTTCTTTGTTTCTTCGTTATGTTTTTTTCCGAGCCAGGAGTAAGAGTCTTGTATTGATTTTAATTTTCCATTTTTATGATTTTTTTCATTTGACGCAATACGGGATAGTGAAATTTTTTTTCTATAATTTGGGTCGGATTTCAACATTTCTCTATGTTTTATACCCGCGGCTTTAGAACACTTGTATTGGTGAGTTGGATTATTAAACCCGCCAGTACCACCAGGTTTCAAATTATAACAATTCGGGTCATTTAGAAAATTCTCGTTTATAATTTCCTTTTCTCTTTTTATCAACTCTTCTCTATTGATACACCATTCGAGAATTTCGAATTTGAAATTATTCGGACCGTATTTTCTTATTGCAAATCTTAAATTAGTTCCACTCCCTATGTAACCATCGTTCAGGTTTGTTGTTGAATGCATTCCAACGTAAAATTTATTATTGAGGAGGTTTGTTGTCTTGTATATAAAATGATATTTTTTTGACTTATTTGAGTTCGACATACTAATAAATATGTCAAGAACTCAAAAAAGTCTGCGGTGGAGAAGACGGGAGTCGAACCCGTGTCTTGTTCGCGATAACTATAAGTGACTACACGTTTATTACAACATTGTTTCTCAATGTTCCGAAATATTAGGTTTGATATATGTGAGAAACCTACCTACAAACAACTTGGTCTCAGAATTATTTTAAACGAGCTCTGACCTGTGACCCGTATAATGGACTTCTGTTCCTAGGTTATATGTCCTAACCGACCCGACGTTGTCAAAACTATCAAGCTTTAACAACAGCTTCCTCAGCGATAAGACCGAGAGCAGCCATTTTAGCAAAAGTATTGCCAGTTGTGTTTTAAATCAGTTTTTAAGGAGGTAATTTAGCTCCTACGTGCCACCTATACCTATACACGCCAATCGATGCCATTTCTTCCCCGTAATTTCAAATAACTTTTACAAATATAAGAATAAATATTTTAATTCCAAACCTGTATTTATCAATATGGGAAAATTTGATTCTTTTGTTGCTTTAAAAAATTTTATTCAAGGTAAAATTGATTCTTCAGATTTGAAAAATCTCATACCACAAATTTATAAAGTGGATGTGAATTATGATGATTTGAGTAAAAGTTTGGTAACATATGAGTTTGAAAATGAATCAGATTTATTGAAAATGATTGATATTTCTGATGATGATATTTGGTTTTATAATAGTATCTCAAATCCATATACAGGTTATTACATATACGGTCCTGATAACTCTGAAACCGATTTTGAAGAAGGTTATGGTTTATGGGATGAGTTGGATGGTGATAATTGGGAAAAATTTGAAACTATTTCAAGATTTGTTATGAAACAACCCTTTTCACAAGACATTGATTTTCTTAGTGTCTTCGCTCACACTTTGCAAAGACTTTTCCCAAAAAATGTTCGAGCGATGATAAATGATTATTCACAAGAAAGGGATAATCAAATGAAAGATGCTGCACAAAATGTAATTCAAAGAGATTTGGATGATTATTTTTCGCAACTTGGTATGGAGTATAAAAACGGTTTTTTAAAATTTGAAATAGGTAAAGTATTTGAACAATATGTTTATAGTGGTCAATTGACACTGTCATTCGAAAAAATTTTGAAAAAATATCTAAAATCAGAATATACGCCTGAAGGTGGGTGGAGTGATAGTACTTGGGAATATCAATCGTCAGATGGTTTTGACAGTGAATACTTCAATAGGGAGGTCGAAAAAGAATTAGATTCCATAATTGAAAAAATTATGGAAAATGAAGAGGAGTCAAAAAACTTTATTTCCATGGTTGAAAGAATTGAAAGTAAATTCAAACAAGGTGTACTGTATGATTTGCCAAAGGATAGGTCTAATAAAGTTAAATTCTCCATCCAAGCCTACGATTATCCAAAACAGGAAGTTATTGTTAAATTGAGAAAAGATTTGAAGGAAAAGACATTTTCCATGAAAGAACAGAATTTTTATAATTTATTATATCAACCTGAATTATTTAAAATTGGAGAATTGCACGATTTGTAGTACATTTGTGTAATGCAAAACGATTTATTATTCCTGAAAGAAGTATTATCAGTTCCTACTGTAACTTATCAAGAAGAATTTATGATAAGATTCATACTCGATTGGCTAGAAGAAAATAAAATTGAAAATTATGTTGATGAGCGTGGTAACATTTATGCGACCAAAAAAATTTCCGAAGTGGATAATGATTTTTATTATCCTTGTGTTGTATCTCATACTGATACTGTTCACTCCATTAGACATTTGATAATTCGAGAAGAGCAGTTACCAAATGCTCAAGGAGAGTTAAAACTATCCTTAAAGGCTTACGACGTAAACGGTTCTCCTACAGGTATCGGTGGAGATGATAAAGCCGGAGTTTTTGCATGTCTGAAATTATTATCAGAGTTACCCTATTTGAAAGCTGCTTTCTTCGTGTCAGAAGAAACTGGCTGTCACGGGTCAAGAAATTGTGATATTAAATTTTTCGACAACGTAGGATATGCAATTCAATTTGACGCACCCGAGAATTGGATGGTTACTGAAACATGTTCTGGTCAAGTTATGTTTGACCGAAACTCAGAATTTTTCAAAAGTTGTGATGAAGTGTTGACAGAGAACATGCATAAGGATTACATAGATTATATGGTTCACCCCTATACTGATGTTTATGCATTGAGAAGTAAATTTGATTTTTCTTGTATAAATTTTTCGATTGGATATTACGACTATCATTCACCTGATGAATATGTCGTTGTTGAAGATGTTTTCAACGGAATAAAGATGGGAAAACTTATGATTGAGAAATTGGGATATAAATTACACTTCAAAAAAGCGAAAGACCACGGAAAATTCTATTTATAAAAATTTTTCTAATTTTTCTATAAAGGGTTTCACCATAGGGTGGTCTTGTATATCTGAATATTCCATACCCTTTGATTTCATATGTTTTATGGTGTCAATAATTCTTTGTAAACTTGAACCCACAAATTTTGATGCTTGAGGATATTGTTGTATAAATTCCGACAATTTGAATATTTTTTTTGATTCTTCAATTGGCATTTTCAAACTGAAAACTAATCTTCCTAACATATTTTTCGCATATTGGTCCGCATCTAACTCCATCTCCCAATATTGTTGATAAATTTTCTCGAAATCTTCCAAATCGTAATCTGTTAGAGGATTGGGCATTTTTATTTCTGAAATTTGTTGTTCGTGTCTTATTTCATGAAATAAAGTATAAAGAAAATCCCCCAAGGTAGCCATTTGACTTGGAGCACAAATTATAACTTGGTCTCTTGTTCTCACTCCTGCATATGATGGACAAGCATTTAAAAACTTCACATTGTAATTTGATTTTTCTATAAAATTTTTAACAAAACTTCTAATCATCGGTATCCTGTCTAAATAATTTTTTGGAAAAATAGATTTGAAATTTTCCAAAACTTTGTCAAGATTTGAAGTGGGGTTTTCTGAGTCAGACTCTCTTAAAATTTTTCTTATCAATTCACGCATTTCATATAAATACAAAAAAAGGGACTTATCGTCCCTTTTTTGTTATTTTTATTTCTTCTTTCTCAACTTTCAAATGATAGGTTTTCCCTTCGATGAATTTTCCTGTGAGAACTTCCTCAGAAATTAAATCTTCAACTTTGTCTTGAATTGCTCTTTTCAAGGGTCTTGCTCCATACAATTCGTCATATCCTATTTTTGAAAGGTATTCAATAAGACTATCATCGTATGTGACAGTATATTTTAATTCAGAAAGCCTGTTAGAAAGTTTTTTCAATTCAATCTCCGTGATTTTTTTAATATCGTCTTTTGATAAAGAATTGAAAACAATCGTATCATCAATCCTATTCAAGAACTCAGGAGAAAAGAAATTTTTCATTTCTTTCATGAGAACCTGTTTTCTGGCTTCCTCATTTGAATAGGAATTAGAGAAACCAATCCCTGTACCGAAATCTTGTAATTTTTTGACTCCTAAGTTTGTTGTCAAAATAATCAAAGTATTTTTAAAATTGATTTTTCTACCGAGAGAATCTGTCACGTGTCCTTCATCAAGAATTTGTAACAAGATTGTGAAAACGTCTTTATGTGCTTTTTCTACCTCGTCGAAAAGGATAACTGAGTAAGGTTTGTTTTTAACCTTTTCAGTTAGTTGTCCCCCTTCATCGTATCCGACATAACCAGGAGGGGCACCTACTAATTTGGATACAGTGTGTTTTTCTTGGTATTCACTCATGTCAACTCTGATAAGAGCTTCTTCTGAACCAAACATCTCTTTCGCAAGTTGTTTTGCCAAGTGTGTTTTACCGACGCCAGTAGAACCGAGAAAAATAAATGAACCGATTGGCCTGTTGGGGTCTTTGATACCCAAGCGGTTTCTTTTAATTGATTTAACCACTTTGATTACGGCCGAATCTTGTCCAATAACCTTACCTGTTAGCTCCTTATCCAAGTTTATCAGAGATTTTGTATCATCAACACTCATTTTGTTTACAGGAATTTTGGTCATATTTGAAACAACATCATAAACCATGTTCAACGTGATTTCTTGTTTTTGTTTCTCCATTTCCTCATCAAATTTCTTTTTCTCCGAATCTAATTTATCCAACAACTTTTTTTCTCTATCTCGTAATTGCGCCGCTTGTTCGTAATTCTGTTTTTTTACAACATCGATTTTTTGTTGTTTGATTTCCGCAGCCTTTTTTTTGAGTTCCTCAATAACCTCGGGAATTTTCACTTCTGTTTGCATACGTGCACCAACCTCATCTAAAATGTCAAATGCTTTGTCAGGAAATTCTCGGTCTGTAATATAACGTTCAGCAAGTTTGACACAAACCTCAATGACCTCATCAGAGTACCTGACCTTGTGATAAGATTCATATTTGGGACGAATGTTCTTCAGAATTTCTATAGTTTCAGCAACAGATGAAGCCTCAACAATAATTTTTTGGAATCGTCTTTCAAGAGCACCATCCTTTTCAATGTTTTTTCTGAACTCATCTAAAGTTGTGGCCCCAATAATTTGAATCTCACCACGTGATAAAGCGGGTTTGAAAATATTGGAACCATCCATAGAACCGGCAGAATTACCCGAACCAACCAAAGTGTGCACCTCGTCAATAAAAACTATAATGTTTGGGTTTGTCTGTAATTCTTCAATAATAACTTTCATCCTCTCTTCAAATTGTCCTCTATATTTTGTTCCCGCCACAACAGAGGTCAGGTCTAAGTTTACAATTCTTTTATCAATAAGATTTTTGGGACATTCACCGCTTACAATTTTCATTGCTAAACCCTCTACAATTGCGGTTTTACCACATCCCGGTTCTCCTAAGATAATTGGATTGTTTTTCTTGCGTCTTGATAGGATTTGTGCAATCCTCAAAATTTCTCGGTCTCTACCAATTACAGGGTCTAATTTACCTTCGGACGCAAGTTTATTTAAATCTCTACTGAAGTTGTCCAAAACAGGAGTAGAACTGTCGGAAGTCTTTTGCTTCCTACTTGTTTTCATGTCGTCATCATCCATTAGTTCATTCATGGTATATAATTTTTACAAAGATGTATCAAAAAATGTACACAAACAAATAATTTGTAATATTGTCATAATAAATTTTTTTTTCATGACAATCTGTCATTTATTTAGTTTCGGCACACAACTTGACTCTAATTATATAAATAATAAACCTCAAAAACAAAAAAAACTATGATTTTATCTAACAACGAATTGAACAGAATTTTCGACGACATTTTCAATGGGACGTCCAAACCTTATTTCAAAACCTCAGTAATTTCAAAAAATCCTGATGAGGAGAATTATGAAATAAATCAAACAAAAGATGGCGCATATCTT